CAGTTCAGCAATGATTTCTCGATGTCATACACGCCAAGTGGTGACACCACGTTTGGCACTGGAACGCCGATCGAGAACGGCACTGCCTATAGGTTCAACTGGGAAATCGTAAGCGCACCGTTTTCGGCTACTGAAGGCTCTGACAATCGGGGAGCTAGGCAAGAGATTCAAGCCAAACGCCGCAAGATTGCTGGCAGCCTTGCTGATGTTCTGCACATTGAAAACGAAGAGGCTGGCCAGCCCGGCGTTGGCAGAGCTTATTCAAGGCACATGGGGTTCATCCACCACAATGGCACTGAATATGCAGACAAAACGATTGTCACTGTCAGCGAAGGTGATGTAGCAGTTTTTGAGATTGATAACAACAACCAAGTTTGGGAAGATCTGGAAAATGACGAAGAAAACGGTTTTAGGAACACCGAGGTCAACCTCAAGGATCTTGTAAACAGCGCTAAGTCTTGGCGTCAACGAGCCTCAGACCTGATGGTCGTTGGATCAAGATGGATTGTTGGAGCGAGTAGTTGGATTGTTGAAGGGCGAGTAGAGCTAGATAATCGGATTGGCGTCCATATGAAGTGCGTGGCGATCCTTGGCGTGCCTGAGATTGGCATTGCTGGAACGCGGAGCGTTAGAGAGCCCCTTGGCGGTTACGAGGGTGATGTATTCGCCCCGAACAAGCATTGCGGTGCAGCGTTCTACAACGTCTGTCGTTTAAACATTGCAACAATTCGTCCTGTTCGGCGTGATGCGGAGGTTATTGAAATTGGCATCCGTAGCCAAGTGTTTAACAAAGCATCTGGTCTCTGCAACTTTAATGCTCTACCGTCGCCCCAAAGACTATTTAAGCTTGACAAAAAAGATATAAACCTAACAACTGGACGCATGGATAAGTATTTCCAGCGTTCTTCCTGCTTCTCTGTTTGGGTTCGTCCTGTTGCTGAGTATGGACAGGCTCAATCTCCATTTGTTCGTATGCCTCAAGTGTTCTGCGTTCAAGGCAGCGCTCCAATAACGCAAAACAACTTCTTGAGGATTCGTCCTAGGAACGAAGGCTTTTACGAGTATCGGTTCATTCCCCGCACTGGTTCGGACATTGCAATCAACAGCATCGACGAAAATCTTGTCATAGTCCTGCAATGCAGCGAGGGCGTTCCTTACACAGACTCTGAAATTGGCAAGGATCTTAGTACAGCGTATGGAGACTTTAGGGTTACAACTCAAGGCAAAGAAGTAACCATTGCAGAGATTAAAACAAACGACGAGCTGTTTACCAATCCTGCCAAGTCAGTCGCTGAATCAAAGCCATCAACTGTTCCTGCAACGGTTCAAAACACTAGCTTTGCGTCTAACACTGGCAGCACTCAGCTTATTTATCACGCTTGGTTGACACATTATCTTGGAAGCGCGAGAGACGTGCCAGGGCAGACGGTTACTGTTAGCCATCGCCATTACAAGCCAAATGGCAACAGATTTATCACCGTCAGCATCACCGCAACGTCTGTAAATGGAATTATTGGTCAAACAATAGGCCCAAGGTATTTTGCTGCAAACGGCAGCAATACAGACGTTTGGTCGAACGTGCAGTTTGCAGTTACTGAATCAACAGGCAACTGGGCAAGAGGTGATGCTTTTACGATTACAGCCAATGTCAGCAATCAATTCAGCAGTTACGCGGCTTCAATTGGCCAAGGTTATAGCAGTGTTGGCTTTGCTTTTAGCGTTTCAAGCGTTACGACCATAGGCACAGGCGGTCTGAAACAAGGCGACCGTGTCTTTGAAGAAGCTTCCCAGGTTTCAGACTGTAGTCACTACACAGAACTGCAGAAGTCAAACGAATCTGGCCCAGAACATGAAATTACTTGGGTAAATGAATACATTTCCAATGAGAGCTTGGCCAAGTATGACGACATGTCGACTGTTGGCTTGACCCTTAAGTCAAGTGGTGAGATAGCTGGAGTTGAGCAGCTCCGTATCTGGTCGGCTACAGGCATTCCTGTCACGCGATTGATCGAAGGTGACAACAAGCCAAGTAATTTGTTTGCTGATCTTGTCTTCTACCTGCTCAAGAACAAAAGCCAAGGCGTCGGCAATATTGTGCCAGCTGAGCTTATTGACGAAGACTCTTTGCGGGCTACCGCAAGATTCTTGAGAGCCAACAAGATTTTTTATGACGGCGTTATTGAAGATAGTGAAAGCTTCCGCAGCTTCATCTACGACAATGCTTCACTGCAGCTCTGTTCGTTCACTATCAAGAACGGTCGATTTGGAATGATCCCTGCATTGCCAGTCGATTCAAACGATCAGATCAGCCTTCAGCCAGTACAGGTGGATCAAATTTTCACAGCTGGCAACATCATTGAGGATTCATTGCAGCTGCAGTACATCGATGTTTCGCAGCGATCAAATGTGCGAGCGCTTGTTACTTGGCGTGTAACTGTTCAGAACGACTTGCCATATCAGGCATCAGCATTGATGCACTGGTCAGATCTTGGAGCGAATGACAGGGCCACCACGGAGCAATCATTCGACCTCAGTGAGTTTTGTACGAACCGTGAGCAAGCGCTGCGTACGGCTCGCTACCTGTTAAGCGTGCGTCGTCGTGTCACTAAGAGCGTCAGCTTCAAAACAGTGCCTGACGCTTTGGGCGTTCAGCCTGGCTCGTATATTCGCGTCATTACAGAAGCAAGCACCTACAGCTCAACCGCTAACGGCTCGATTACTGACGCTGGAACGTTGGTCAGCATCACGACCGTTAAAGATGGTGACTACGAAGCTTTGCTTTACAACCCTACGACTCAGGAAGTCACTGAGACAACAATCACTGTTTCTGGCAACACAATTAGCGACTCAAAGCATCATGGATCGTTGTTCACACTGCTCAGCGGCAGTACCGATTACAGCGTTTATCAGATTGAATCTTTGAATTTGGAAGAGGACGGCTTGGTGTCCATCAGTGCCATTGAGGTGCCCACGGATGCGTCTGGCGTTAGCATCGTGGCTAAGGACGTGCTGACCGAATCCAACTTCACGGTGCTTGAGTGATGGCTTTTCCGTCGTTGACGCCAACAGGCCGTCAGTTCACGCCAGGAAATTTTCCTAGCAAGACCTACAACTCGCAATCTGGGGCAGAAGTTCGGATCCTGTATGGATCACGGCGGGTGAATGCCGTATTGAAACTGTCTTACGCCAATGTGACCGACGCCAATGCTGAATCGTTTTTAGATGATTACAGCGATCAACTTGGCACCTTTCGTACTTTTACGTTGCCATCAGCTGCCTTTGAAGGGTGGTCTGGAACAGCATCAACATTGGACGCACCATCGGGCACGAAGTGGCGTTATGACGCTGAGCCGCAAGTACAGGCAGTGCGTCCTGGTATTAGCAGCGTTACAGTGTCATTGCGAGCGGTGGCGTAATGGCAAAGGTTTACACCGGCAGAGATGGCGTAATGCAGCTGTCTGGCACGACCCTTGCCAAGGTCGTCAGCTTTCAGCTGCAAGCAAACCTGGAGACGCTTGAGACCACAACGCTCAACGAAAATATTCGCAGTTACACCCCAGGCATTTCGAGTTATACCGGCAGTGCAACGTTGCTGTATTACAAGGATGACAGCAACAACATTAATACGACTGACCTGCTGAACAAGCTCTACAAGACTGGCACTACAGGTGTCAGCAGCTCTGACACTGTTGAACTGACGTTTCGTTGGGTGGACGGTGCTGATAACAACGACATCAAACTGACGGCTTATATCACCAGCGCAAGTATTGGTGCTGCAACAGGCGACATCGTAAGAGCTGAAGTCAGCTTCCAGGGCACTGGCGCACTGTCTACGGTCACGATCTCATGAGTGTTTATTTAGGCACTTTTGGCGAAGTTGAACTCAAGCGTGAGTTTGACGGCAGCGATTTGCGGTCAATAATCAATCCATCAGATGTAAATGCAACTGCAAAGCGCTTTAGCTTCGACTTTGATCATGGCCAGCTTCTGACTGGTGACCAAGTTGAAATTACTAGCACTGATGGCTCTGCTCTTGATTTTATTAACAGCTATACAGACACAAGCATTAAAAAATTTATTTATGTCGACGAACTAGATGGGATTCGCCTGTATGACAGTTTTGCTCATGCCGTCGTTGGTGGCACAACAAATGCCACTAGCTTGGCGACTCCTGCGAATGATATTCCAATCAAGGTTGTAGTGCAAAATAGTGACTATCGAGTTTTGGGACGAGTGCAGAGCTATGAGCTGAACACTCAGCGTGAGACTGTCGATGTCACAACACTGTCAGATGAGTTTCGTAATCGCATTGGGACTTTAATGTCCGGCTCTGGCCGCATGGCATGCGAGTGGGAATACACCGGAGACACCGCAAAGGAGCTGCCTAATTACCTATTAGAGCTGGTATTACGCACAAAAGTTGGAAGCACTTTTAAGGGGCGTTTTTACATCAAGACCTCTGGCTACAACCCAGCTAATCACTTAGACGCGAGTAATGATGCGGTTTGGTATGAGGTGAGTGGTGTGTTGACTGCTTGCGCTGTGCAGTTTACGCCAAATCAAATGGTACAAATTACTGCAGATTTCATTACCACAAGCAAAATTGAAATCCGAATGGACCTTGACCCAGCCGACAAGATCCTCCAGGAGAATGCCGATGAGATCTTGCTGGAGCAAGGAACGACAGACGCATTGGCGCTGGAATCCACTTAAGCAGCGCCCTATGATGAAGGGTATCTAGTGGTTTAGGGCGCAGCGTTCATGGCCGACCTTAAGATCAGCGAATTGAACGCGCTTGCTGGGGCGGATCTGGTTTCCGCTGATGTCGTTGCTGTTGTAGACAACAGCGCCAGTGAGACAAAGAAGCTGACAGTCGGTGATTTGATAGCAAACGGCGTCACCGTTATTTCTGACGCAACGATTCCAAGCGCGAAGATTTTATTTGCAGCTGGAGCTGTAGACACAGCAGAGCTGGCGGCATCTGCGGTTGAGACTGCGAAGATCAATGATTCGGCTGTGACAGCAGCCAAATTGGCTAACAACTCCAGTGTGACGCTGGTTTCGACGCTGCCCGGTTCCGGGTCGTTTATTGGACAGCTTGCTCTAGACACAGATGACGACAAGCTTTATGCCTGGGATGGGTCTGCTTGGGACTCGGTCAAGGGTGCTGGCTCGATCAACGTTGTCAACGGCAGCACTACTGGTGAGGTCAACATTGTTGCCTCTACAAGCGGTGACACGGTAACGATCAGCGCAACGCTGGACGACACCACTGCAGCTGCTCAGTTTCTTGCTGGTCCTACTGGTGCCGGCGGAACAGTTGGTTACAGGGCAATCATTGGAACGGATTTGCCGACTGCAAGCACTACTGCAAAAGGCGGTGTGATCGTCAACGGCAATGGCCTGACGATGTCTAGCGACACGATCGCTATTAACAACACCGTCACTGCAGAAACTTCTGAGAACCACATCGTTCAATACGACGCCAATGGTCTGATCACTGGCGGTCGAGCGATTGTTGCTGCTGACGTTCCAAACGCCACCTCAACTACTGTCGGTGTCATCAAGCCTGGCTCAGGTCTTGGCGTGACTGGTGCGGGTGAACTGAATCATGACAACGCAGTCACTGCAGGCACTGCATCCAAGGTCACGTTTGACACCGAGGGCCATATCACTGGTACGGAGTCGCTTGTTGCGGCTGATATTCCAGACCTTGATGCCGCAAAGATTACGACAGGGACTTTGCCGACTGCACGCATCGCATCTGATGCGGTCACGGCAGAAAAACTTGCGGACAAGTCAACAACAACGATTGCAGAAACCACTCCGGCAGGTGGAACCTTTATTGGTCAGGGTCACCTCAACAGTATTTCTGGTGACTTCCTGATTTGGGACGGCAACGTTTGGCAACCGATTGGTGTCAGCGTTGGTGAGATTGTTCTGGCAGGTACTTATGACGCTAGCACTAACACGATGGCGACTGTCACGTCTGAGGGTACGTCGCTGAGCTTTACGGTTGGCAGTGCATTGCCTGCTGCTTCTAGTGCCAACAAGGGTTTTTACGTTGTTGTCTCTGAAGGGGGCACGGGGACAGCACCAGCACCAACGATTGCACTGAATCCGCCTGACTTCCTGCTTTCAACAGGCACGGCATATACCGAAATTGATGTGTCATCCACGGTGGTGTCACAGATTGCAGGAAACATCTCGTTTACTGCTACAGGCAACATTTCATCGACCAATGTTCAAGCTGCGATTGAAGAGCTTGACACTGAAAAGGTTTCAGCAGCTAGCCCAAGCTTGACTGGCACGGTTTCCATCGGAACTGGCGGCACGATCCAGTTTGAAGGTGCAACTGATAACAACTTTGAAACCACGCTGACTGTTACTGATCCAACGGCTGACAGGACTTTGTCACTGCCTAATGTGACAGGCACCCTTGTGAGCACTGGTGATACGGGAACTGTCACCAGCACGATGATTGCTGATGGCACGATCGCCAACGCAGACATCAGTAGCACTGCAGAGATTGCAGTTAGCAAGTTGGCGAACGGTACTGCACGTCAACTGCTGCAGACTGATGTTGCTGGAACTGGCGTTGAGTTCACTAGCAATGTTGATATACCTGGGACGTTGGACGTTACTGGGGCAGCAACGCTCGATTCGACGCTGGCTGTGACTGGTGCGCTGACTGCTACCGGCGTAATCAATGCAGACGGCAAGGTCAAGTTTCC